ATGGATCGTCTTGAAGGTGGCACGGTGCTGCCGATTACGTCGTTCTGGCTTGGCGGCGCCCGCAGCGGCCACACAACGGAACAGCAGGGTCGCCCTGTTTCTGACACTGATCTGAAGGCCACGGACCTGATCGCTGCTACCGGCTGGCGGATCAACAAGCGCCTGCGCGAGGCCGCCATGGCCGCCTTCACGGCGGAACATCCGGCGATTGGCGTCAAGGCGTTCAGCCCTCCCCGTATTCCCTCGCCATTGCCGAAGGCTGAGTTCGCAGCCCTGTCGCCCGAAGAGCGGCGTGCGCTGTGCCTGGAGCGCAAGGCTGCCCGCGAGGCCAACGAGGAATGGCGCAGTGTCTCGAAGGCCACCAGCTCGCTACTTTGGGAAGCCGGCGAGGACGCCGCCGCGCCCGTGCTGTATTGCAGCCACGGGCACGACGCCCGCCTGCGTCGGTATCCTCGCGTCAGCTCTGGGCCGTCTCCTCAAGGCTGCGATCTGTCCCGCGCACTGCTCACGTTCAACGAGGGTGTGGCGCTTGGCAGTCGGGGCATCTGGTGGCTGGCCGCCAAGGCGGCGACACACGCCGGCCTAGACAAACTACCGCATCAAGCCCGCGCTGAGTGGGCCAGTGAGCACACAGAGGACATCCGCGCGGCTGCGCGCGACCCTCTTAATATAGAGTGGTGGTGGCGCGACCGGGAGGAGCCGTGGCAGCTCTTGGCGACGTGCATGGAGCTGGACGAGGCCCTGAAGTCGCCGTCGCCCGGCGAGTTCGCGTCGCGGCTACCATGTTTTGTGGATGGGACCTGCAATGGCCTACAACATCTATCCGCCCTTGGGCTTGATCCCGTGGGCGCCATTGCGACCAACCTCAGCGCCGACGCCACGCGACACGACATCTACGAAGAGGTCGCCGCAGTGGTTCGCGCACGGGTCGAAGCAGACGCAGCGTCCGGATTGGACGTGGCGCAGGCTTGGGTCGGGACTGCGCCTGCGGCGATCCTGCCGAGTGCGCCGCCAGAGGCCACACGGCCCATGCTGAGGCCGGTCAGCGCTGCGTCGCCCAATGCGGGCAATGCGGCGCCCTCAACGTCCTCTGTGTTCGGTCTGTCGCGGCCAGCCTTGGCGGCGCTGGCGCCTGCGTGTTCACCGAGGCCCTGAATGCCTCCCACAGCGCCGGCCGCAATGACGGCGCCCGGTGGGCCGCCTACGGCAGCTCCGAGAGCGCCCGCGCCCATCGCTGCCCCTGTCACGGGGATACTCTGCACGAGGCCATGCACAACGTCGCCGGCGGCGCGTCCGTAATTCCCGGCGTCGATGTCTTGAACTATCTGTCCGCCCCGCGACGTATATCCTTCGGGCATGTCAGGGGCGTTTTGTTTGAGCCAATCGCCAGCCCCGGATAGCGTTTCGCCACCGGGGAGGCCATTGCGCTGGAGAATGCCGCCGACACCTTGTGCGGCATTTCCGAGGTCAGTCATGCCGGCGTTTGCGCCGGCCTTGAGGTCATCCCAATACGATGGGTCCGAGTGACCGGAGCCACCGGGCGGGAAATGCTGCCGCATAACCTGCGCGATGGCGTCCGAAGACATGGTGTCGGGGAAGTTGACGACAGTGCCATCAGGCGCTTGGACATCAGGCACTCTACAATCTCCATCTTACTGCATAGGGACCATCTGGCCCGTATTTTGGTCGTAGCGTAGTGTCGGCTTCTGCCCACCGATGCCTTGCTGGCCCTGAACGCCAGAGCCGTAGGCGGGTATCGGGTGCTGCTCGAAATAGCGGCGCATGAACGTCTCTTTGGCCGCCGCGTAGGACTGGCCGCCGAAGAGGTCGCGCGAAGTCCGGTAGTCGGGATGTGCGGCCATCTGGTCAGCGACCACGTGGTCCCATTCCTGCTTCGCCTGAGACATGAGGAGCGTCTGCCTCATGATCCACTTCGCAGCTTCGGGGTTGGTCCCGAGGTCCGCGAAGGCGGCGCCGAGCATCTTGACTTCTTGCGCGGAACGCAGCGAACCCATGGCGTTGTTCATGATGGACTTGAGGCCGGCGTTGCGTGCCTGCGTCTCGCCCTTCAGGATGGCGTCGATGTCGTTCGGGTCACCAAGCAGACCAGCCTGTGTCAGGTAGCGCGTAAACTGCGCCTTCCACGTGCTGCCGTTGATTTCCGGGTGCTTGTCGATTTCCGCAAGGACGCTCTGCGCATCCTTCACGCTTTGCTCATCCAGCGCCGTAGTGTTGGGCAGCGCCGCGATTTCCTTCTGCGCCAACTTCTCTTCTTCGCTGGCCGCTACCATACGCTGGTTCCCTTCTGGGGTCGCCGTGTTGGTCGCGCGCAGCACGTCAGGTGTGGCGCCTGGGAGCGGCATAAACTGGCCGTTCCGAAGAGGCTGCACGACCATCTGTCCGCCGTGGCCGTCGTCCATGATGACGGGCTTGCCGAGTGCGGAATTGCCCATCAGGTCCGTGCGATTGATCGCGTTGCCGAGCATTGCTGTCCGGTAGCGGTCATCAAGCACCTGCCGGTTTGCCTCAAGCTGCATCTGGCGCGGATCGAAGATGCGTGCGGCCGTGCCAAAGTCGCCCTTGAGGAAGGCCATTATGCCGATGGCTTTCGCCATGCCGCTTGGCTCCGTCATTCCCTTATAGTCGGGGAACGGCAGACCCACTTGCTGGAGCTGCGTGCGCTGTTCGGGCGTAACGGCGCCTGGGCCTCCCTCTGGAGGAGGCGAGGACGTGACGTTCTGTGCCTGTGCGAGGCGCGTTCTGGCGCCAGGACCGGGAGGGGGCATTCCGCCGGCATTCTCGCCGCCGACGTTCGCTGCATACTTCACGAAGCCCGCGCGAACTGCGGCATCCCGTTCGGCGCCTTGGCCGGTCGAGAACGTGCCGTATTCCGCTATCGCGTCGGCCCAATTGCCGTGCTTCTTGTAGAGGTCCGACAGATAGTGCATCGCACCGTCTGTGGCCTGCCCGAAGTCGGTCGGATCTGTGACGCCATACTGCTTCGCGGTCCCGTCCATGAACTGCCACGCGCCGCGTGCGTTGCCATGGCTGGTCGCGGGGCCGGTTGCTCCGGTGTCCCACCCGCTCTCGTGTGTGCCGACCCAATTGGCAACCCAATCAGGGACGCCATACTTCTTCGCCGCGCTTTGAACGACAAGCTGCATTCCTGCGTTCGGAGGAGGCGATGCGGTGGCGTATTTGTCTGAGCCAGGGACATCCACCGGGGGCTTATCTGCGGGCGCAGCGGATGTTCCGTTGCCCGTCAGATAGCCGTAGTCCTTCGGATGCACATGGTCGGCAAGCGTCGCCGGGTCTACCGGGCGGAACTCAACGCCATTCTGCTTCGCAATGGCCGCAAGCTGTGCATTGAGCGGCGCAAGGTCGGGCCTGTCGCCCACGCCAAGAAGCGTGATGCTCTTCGCCCCGCCCGCTTTCAGCGCCGCAATCTGGCCAGAGACCCATTGCAATCCGTGCGCGGGGTCGTTGCTGACGCCCGACGAGAGGATCACGTCCTGTCCGTTGATGCGCCCGGTATTCGCGGCGTTTTCAATCTGCCCAATGACGGCCTGCGGCTGCGCGCCTTTAACGGCTGTGCCGCCGAAGCGTCCAGCGTTCTGCACGCCAACGCCAAGGCTGTCGCCCACAACGAACGGAGTGCCTACCGGCTCAGTGTTCGACGGAAGGGGCTTTGTTGCGACCTCTACCGGGGCTGGCATCGGCGGCGCCGTGTTGGGCGCTGCGGGAGCCGGTGCGGGCTGCGAGGGCGGCATTGGAGCCGCGTCCTGCATGGGCGGCTTTGGGGCCGGCGCTGCACGCCCGTTCCCGTAGACGCCGCCAGTGAATATGCCGGGCAACTCTGTGAGAGGCGGCGCGGAAGGCGCTGGAGCCGGCGCTGCGGGCGCCTGTGGTGTCGCTGGGGCCGGCGCTGGGGCCGGCGCTACGGGCGCAGGGGGTGGCGGCGGCGGATTGAGGATCGTCTGGAGCTGCGCCGGGTCCACCTGTGTGGGCGCCGCTGCATTGGGCAGAGCCGCCGAGGGCGGCGGTCCCGTTCTCGAAGCGCCAAGCCGCGTGGTGATTGCCCGCCCGAAGTCACCAGCCGCGCGCCCAGGATTAGCGAGGAACTCGCTGGTGCTGGGCCACGGCGTCACACCTTGGCCCGCGCTAAGCGAAGCTTCGGGCACTGGACGAGGCGGGGGAGGCGCAATGTTGCCCTCATTGGGCGTGCCGACGACATCGCGGCCCGTATCAACGGGCAGCGGGTTGGCCTGGGCCTGCGCTTCCTGCGCGGCCTGAAGGCGTTGTGCGGGCGTTGCGGGGGGCTGTGCGGGCGGCTGTGAGACCGGCCCATTGGTCGCCGCGGGACCCGTTATGCTGGGAACGCTGTCGTTGGGAGGCAGATAGCCGCCTTGCGACCACTGCGGCCAATCTTTCGCTGTCGGGAGCTTCCACTTGCCCGATACCGGGTCGTAAGTGCCGCCATAGGTCGGGTCGAAGCCGCTCCCGTCTGTGGCGGTAGTTCCAATAAAGCCTGCCATTTGCTAACCGCCGAATAGGTTGAACTTGAAGCCCATGCTGCTGCCGCTGGTGCTCGAATTGCCGATCTTGGTGTAGTTGCCGCTGGAGTTGTTGCCCCAATTGTTGTTCGCAACGATGTTCCAGTAGTTGTCGAGGTTCTGCCACAGCGAGTTGGTGCCAGCGGTGTCTGCGAGACTGTAGAGACCGCCCGCTTGGTTGATCGCCTCGTCCGCCGACGTGACGCCGGCTGCGGTTGCGTTGCCGAGCTGCGAGTTGCCGCTGATGAGGCCCGAGAGATCCGCGTTGGCAGCATTGAGCCGCGCCTGGGTGTCGGCCGTCCCGTAGTTGAGGCCCTGCGAGAGGCCCGCATTGGAGGCATTCAGTGCGGCGTTCGTATTGAACTCGCTGAGACCCACATTGCGGTTCGCAATGTTGTTCGCGTTGTTCGCCACGTCATTGTATCCGAACATCGCGGAGCTGGTCGCATTGCTGAGGCCCGAGTTCCACAGGTTCGCCGCCGTGCCGATGCCCGTGTTCCAGGCATTGTTGGTGATCTGGGCGTCGGCGTTGCCCTTCGCAATGGCAGCCGCTTCGAGTGCCTGCGCTTCCGCTGCGCCCGCGCGCGAGGAGTTCAATGCGCCGCCCGCTGCGGCCGTGCGGTTGAGCTGCGGGATGGTCTGCTCGTTGGTCGTCTGGTCGATCATGCGGTTCGTCGCATCAATCGACGCCTGGACGCTGGGGTTGCTCGCGTAGGTCGCCGCGTCATTCACGACGCGCTGCGTCGGGTCTGAGAGCGACATGTCGCCCACACGCTGCAACGTGCGCGAGAAGCCGTTGAGCTGATCGGCGCCAGTGATGGCCGCCCTGTCGAGCGCTGCGGAGAGCGTCGGGTTGCCATTGGCGGTCGTATAGGCGCCCGTGCCGATGCCATAGAGGCTGCCCATGAGGCCGGCGTTGGGACCCGCAATGCCGTTCGCAGCGATGTTTGAAAGCGTCCCCTGGGGCGACGTATTGCCCGACGCGATGTTCGTCGCGTTTGCCACGTAGGACGGCGCCGCACTCTGGAGCGTGGTCGCTGTGTCCGTTGTGGTGAATGGCAACGTGTAGCCGCTGGGCAGGTAAGCCGCTGTCCCGGTGTTGCCATACGTTTGCAGGTTGCTGGGCGAGGAGCCGTAAGTCGATTTCGCGGCGTCGAAGCCTTGCGTCAAATACGGCTGCTGTTCGGTCCAGGGGGTCGTGGCGCCGTTATACGTGCCGTATTCCGAACTGGAGGTTTTACTGCTGGAACCTCCGAAGTTGAGACCCATCGAATGATCTTCCGAAAATCTGCACTCGGCGCCCGTCCATTGCGTAGACGTGTCCGCACGGCTCGAAGCCGTGCTGCGCGAGGAACTTGAATTGATGGGGAGCCTCTGGGCATTCCAGTGCGTAGACTGGACGGCCCAGGAGGCGATGTGCGGCGTCTATGTCGGCGCGAAACCGCTGCGCGATGCGGTGGTTCCAGCGATGGACATCGACATGAACGAAAGTGAGGCCGTCCGCCTGTTCGTAGCGGACGGCGTATTCAGGGCGAACGATCACGTCCACCCGAAGGCTATGTGGCACTTTATGGCAGCTTCGCTTGGAGTTGCTTGACCTGCGTTTCGAGGGCCGTCACACGGTCATTGAGTTCCTTGACCGCGTTTATCAGCGCGAACGTGAGCGGCGCAGGGTCTAGGCTAAGCTGCCCTGGGAGGCGGTGGTCTTTGGCGTCCGGCTGCGTCGGGTCTACAGGACCAAGTTCGGTCTCCGCGACGCACTCCGGTATGAAGCCCCGCGAGTGTTGCGCACTGAGGCCGTGGTGAACCCTTCCGCTGTCACAGGACGTGCCTTGCCCGTTGTATTGGAACGAAATCGGTTTGAGGTTCACTAAATCGCGCAGGCCGCGCTTGTAGGGCTGAATGTTCTTCTTACAGCGCTCGTCTGAGACGTTCGCCGCGAAGCAGTTTCCCATGATGTGGAAGCCGTCTGCGGCGCTCCACCATCTCCAATTGCCGTCACTTTGATAGAAAAGCAGGTCCCCGTTGGAGATGCTCCAATAGAGCTTCCAGCCGCCAGAGTTGTAATTCCAGTATTGGCCGCTGCCATTCGACGTTATGAAGTGCGAAGAGTTGGAATTGTAGGCTATGTAGACAGTGGTTCGTGCGATAACGTCGGACCCCGACCATATCTGGCCGCCTGAGCTGATGTTGGTGCGCGTCGTGAGGCTGCCGCCCGCGTCAATGGTGCAGTTGGTCGTGCCGTTCTCAACGAACCGCCAAGCCCCATCGGTGCCGTTGCGCGCGAGGTAGTAATTGAGGTTGTTCGCGACATAGAAGGTGCCGCTGTCGCACATCATGCTGCCGGTCGAGCGCACATAGCCGCCGACGAGATTGCCTGAGGCGGTGACGGCGCTGAACTGGTGCGTGGCGCCGCTGTTCGTCGCGCTGAGCGTGCCGCCGACAGTCGTGTTCCAGAAGGTCGGATTGGCGTTGGTATCGACGCTCTGGTTCGGCGTGTAGGCGCCGATGGCCTTGAAGGTGCTATTGCACCAGCTCTGCGTTGCGTAGCCGCTGATGGCGCCCGTGACGGTGAGGTTGCCAAGGGTCACAGTGCCCGTGAACGTCGGGTTTGCGAGGGGCGCGCGCGACGTATCCGTTGGGTGGACGTGATCGGCGTGGGCGTAGGTGTCAGACGTGCCGACAGCCGCCGTGCCGTTCATTGCGGGGGTCGTTGAGGCGGGCTGTGGGCCGACGTGCTTCCACGAACTGGTGGCGCCGTCGTAGGTGACCCACTGGTCTTCCGTTTGGTTCGCCAGAGGCCGCCATGGCGCCATGGCCTTGCAGATCATGCCGTCGAACGGCTTCGCAGGGGCGGCGGCGCATTGCTGCGGCGTGAGCCGCTGTGTGGTTTGAAGCGCCTCTTGCACCGCGCCGAGCTGCTGCTGCGCATAGACGTTGGCGCCGCTCTCGCCCTCAATGAGTGGCATTGGGGCGCGGTTGTAGGGGGTCAGTGTAGGCGTTCTCATCGCCTGCCGCCCTCCACAACGTCGCAATCCCACCCTGCGACATCAAAGTCCGCCGGCTGGGTCATCGTGATGCGAACGGCGAGGTAGCGCCCTCCGGTCACTGTGTCGATTTTGTAGCTCTTGGCCGGGTCGAAGCTGATCGGCGGACCCCATTTGACTGCCTCAGAGGGCGTGTTGGAGTAGCCCAACTGGAAGGTGATCGGCACGGGATCGTAGAGTGTCACCAGCGGGTAGAGGCGGCGTATCTTCTTGTAAGTCGTCAGGTCAGACCCGAGCTGGTCGAGCGCAATGCCGATGCGCTCAAGGACCGGCGGGGCGTTGCATTCCGCGACGTAGGGATAGGCGAGCCAGCCCTTCGACATGAAGTCGTAGCCGAGCAGCCGTGAGTTCGTGATGAGGCCCGGAAAGGCGCTGGAGACCGCGACGGCCGACTTCAGGTAGGTGTTCTCTTGGTCGTAGTAGGAGCTGCCAAGCTTGTCGTAGGTCCGCGTTGCGTCGCATGACGCATAGGACAGCACGTTGTCGGCGTTCGCCATGGTAATCATGGAGACGTTCGGGAGGTCCACGAAGCTCCACGTGTCGTTCACGAGGTCGTAAACCGCCGCCTGATTGCAGCGATCAACCTTCTGGAAACGCGCTGACGTATCGCCCGTGTTGTAGCAGAAGAACACGCTGTCGAGATGCGGCACATAGGCCACGAAGCAGTTCGGACTTGCGAACGTCTATGTTGCGGAAGATCGCGTTCTTGTTCCGCTTGTCCACAATGGAGACCTTCTGCACCCCATCGTGCTTGTAGATGTCCTTGGGGCCGAAGCAGTAGTGAATGCCGTCCACTTCGACCACGCAGTTGGGCGCAATGAGGCCGCCTGTGGAGAACAGCCGGCGGAAGTTGAAGATGAGCGTGTTGCCGGTCTGACCGCAGCCCCAGATTTCGTTCTCGCTGTAGATCACGAACATGTCGCGCATCGGCAGGCCGTCCACGAGGGGCGTCTTCAGCTCCTCCAGCGGGTTCTCGCCGGCCGACGTATTGGGGTTCATGTAGTCCCAGGAGCCGGGCACTTGGCCCTGAAGCGTCAAATCGGACCACTTGAAGAGGTTCGGGAAGGAGCCGCCGGGCTGCGTTGTGCTCGTGTAGGGATCGGTCCACGTCGTGGGCTTGGTGACGTTCAACGCGATCATGTAGTTGCCGAAGGCGCGCAAGCTGCGGCACGTCCAGGCGCACTCCATGTTCGGCAGCTTCGCGTATTGCGTGCTCAGCGGCCCGTAATAGCGCGGCGCAGCGTCGGGGCGATTGATGTATTGCACCTGGGAGAACTGGAGGCCCGTGGTGGCGCGCGGGTCCACGTTGTTCGTGTGGCTGGTCTCGGTGACTTCCGTGTAGGCGCCGTCCTGATACTGCCAAAGGCGCCCATCGGCGCCCATAACGGTCACCACATCGAAGCCCGTGGCCGGCTCAAAGCCCATCGCGAAGACCGGCGCTGAGCCGGGGAGCGCATCGTAGAGCGTGCGGAAGACCGGCGCGGCTTCCGCCTTGTTGGCGTGGAAGCGCACGTTGGACCCGCCGCTCCAGGCATTGAGGTCGAGCTGATAGGGCGAAGGGTCGCGCAAGATGCCCTGCGCGGCCACGTCGCGAACCGGAAAGAGAGGCATGTCGTTGAGGGTCCCTAGAAGGAGGCGCGGGGGCTTGCGCTGCGGCGCAGGCATCTATACTGGCGATGATCCTGGGCGATCGACCCGATCCAATGATCGTCTAGGGACGACGCAACGCGCGTCGTCAGGCGCGACAAGGCAACGCGTCGCCGGGGGCTGAGCTGAGAAGGCCCCGCCAGAGACACCGAGCGAGATCGGGGGTGTCTCTGGCCGCAAAGTTTCTCGCTTTGTGACGGAGACACGATGTCTAATTGGTGGACCCTTCCGCTGTTGCTTGTAGTTGTGAACGTTCACATCACAATTACCTTCAAAAAGCGGAAGTAAAGCCAGAGGGGGAGATCCGGCCAGAGGGTGACCTTCGGTCGGGCCGAACTCACGGCAAAAGGGGCCACCAAGGGCTGCAAATTACAGCTTCATGATGTAGGCCAGCGCGTAATAGGGCGACATCGTGCTGACGGTGACGTTGTGCGCGTGGTTGCCGTCGCCGCCGATGCTGTGCGTGTGGTTGCCTGGGCCGTTCATGCCGATGTTGTGGGCATGGCTGCCGTCCGCCGAAATGCTGTGCGCGTGCGCCAAGCCGCCACCCTGACCCTGGAAGGTGCCAGTGGTGATGTTCCCGCCGCCGCCACCGACGCCCGAACCGGGATAGGTGCAGACGCCGACGCCATTGAAGCCGCCGTGGTCGTGCCACGGGACTTCGTTGATGGTCAGCGTGTGGGCGCCGTCTGAGCCGCCGTGGCTGTGGCTGCCCTGGGCGTCGGTCCACGTGCTGTGCGTATGGTCGCCCGCAGCGCCCGTGGCGCCCGCGTGGCTGTGCCAGCCCTGGGTGTCAGTCGCAGCAGCGGCCGTTGTGGCCCCGCCAGTCGCCCCAACACCATACGAGTTGCCGGCGCCGACGACGAAGCGGTTGCGCAAATCCGGGGTGCCCGCAGTGCCGTCGCAAAGGTGCCATCCGGCGGGCACAGTGGCCACCGCACCGGCCCACATGCAGATCACGCCATAGGGCAGCAGCTCCGCGCCGCTCTTGCGCACCGAAGGGGCGTTGACCGAAGCGGCGGCCGAAGCGTTGCCCACAGTGTCTACCGTGAAGGTGGCCGTAGCGCCCGACTTGACGGTCAGCCCACCAGCCGCATTCGCGAGGTCCACCGCTGCATCGGACCCTTGGCCGCTGAGGCTCACATGGCCGCCGTCATGCGCCGTTGCGCCGGCCTGGACGGTGACGACGTTGCCGGCGAAAGACGCTGCGGCAGCGTTGAGCTGCGTGGGGGTCCCGGTGACGGCCGCTGTGAGGTTCGGGAAGGTGTTATCGAGAACCGTCTTGATGAGCCGAAGGTGACTGTCGGCCTGGGCGAGACCATCGGTGTGTGACGGGTAAGCTGAATTGAGGTCCTGAAGGAAGGTTGCGGTCTCAATGGGCATCGTTATGTGATCCTGGTGGTTTGAAGACCGCTTGAATAGCGGGCTGAAAGGTCGCCATTGATGGCGACGGAGTATCGACGGAGAATAGGGGGCACTATGAGGGGCTGTTCTTCATGTGCCGTCTGAAGTCGAGGAGGGGCTGTTCTTAATGTCTCACTTTAAGTAGCCTCTATGCTCCTCGTTATGTCTATTCTCTATTACGTCTTCTTCTATATGGGGACCCTTGGGGGTCCTGATGTGTTGTTATGTCCGCCCCCCAGGGCCACTTAGGGGACATATAAGGATCGAACCTGCGGTTGTGGTCGGATGGGATCCATTTCTCGTTATGGTGGTGGTCATGGGGACCCCATTGGGGCGGCCGTTGGGAAGAACCCTGGGTAACCCGTTGACACATCACGAGCCGGGCATAGGGGAATAATAAGAACAACCCTTTACCCGAAGTTTTGAAGTCGATTTCCGAGGTCCCCGGGGGGGGTCCCGAGGGCGCCGTGGGTGTCGTTCGGTCTCTTGTCGGCCGCTCAACGCCACACAATGACGACACAATGCAGCATAGCGTAGCACTAAGGCATTGATATAGCTAAGCATTGTGCATCTAATGCAACATCTAGCCTAGATGTGGTGTGAGACATGCGGGCGCCGCTAAGGTTCTGATCTGCCCCACATCTAGTGGCGTATGGTGCGCGTTGAGCAGGAGATATGGTAGGCAGGAAGTCGGCCGTTGTGAAAGAAAAAACCAAAAGAAAAAACTGCCGTCACGGTCGCGTTCACAAGGCCGCAGCAAGGCCATTTCGAAACGAGTTTGTAGGGACGAAGGTCCATGGGGAAGAAGCCGCCACAGCACACGCCGACATTGGCTTTGATGAAGAAGCACCTCGGCGAACGGGCGTTCCACGAGGCTGCGGTTGAGGCATGGGACTTAGCAATGGCGCAAGACGATAAGGACCCGGCCAAACATTGGGTGGCTTTCGTCCCAAAGTTGGCTCAGCACTATGGTGTCAAGCTTCCACCGGCGGCCAGCCAGAACATCGACGACCTCACAAAATTCCTAACCGATCTCAGTATACAGCTCAACCTTGCAGAAACGATACTGTTCGATAGGGAGAGCAGTGACGTCGTTCTAGATGACGATTGGCGGGCGAAAGCAAGCACGTATGTCAGCCATATCCGTTCACTAGTGATGAAAGCGGAGCTTGAAGAGGGTCTCCGAGAGCGGATCACAAGCCGACTGAATGACCTGCAGCGCGAGCTAGATCGGAACCGGACGAAGGTGGCGTCCGTAGCTGAGGTGTTCCTTTCGCTAACCGAGGCGGTTCAAAAAGGAGCAAAGAACCTTGTTCCGGCCGTTCGGCTATTCGAACGTTTGGCGGGCGCTCTGTCTGGCGCTCGCACCGCCAGCCGCGAGGCGCGCAAGACCTTGCGATTGCCACCCCCCGAAGCGCCAGGGCTTTGCAGAGCCTGAGCAGGAATGATCCGGCAATTGCCGAATGACTGTCAGCCACCATTGCTGGCTGCCAGCAGCAAGCGCCTCTACTCCCCCGCGACGCCCCCGCTGAGGTTGTCAACTCTCTCTATAGGGCGCCCCAACGCCCCCGCAACACGCTCGCCATGCTGCCGCTGCTACCCTAGCGCCATGCCACGCCATGCCAGCCTAGCGCCATCCTGCCGTCCCGCACCCACTCGCCACGGTAGCCAGCCCGTTGAGCAACCAAATGCCAGAGACAAGGGCAGGCAACGCGCAACGCCATAGAGCGAACGGCTAGACAAGAGGACAGCAAGGTCTCTGGGGTAAGCCTAAACCGCAATCCACTATGCGACGGGATGCGCGACACTCAACCAACTCAACACAATGGCCAGCCTAAACCAGACTTCGCTCTAAGCGATTACCGGCAGTCCCTTAATGGCAACACTGAGGGACTGTGGTGCGAAGTAAGGCATGAGGCATTCCACGAATTGCACATGCTGCCGGCTGACGTAGGCGCTGCCCTACGTATCGCTGTGGCTGCCGCAAGGTAGCCGCAAGGCTGGCCATTGGGCGTTGGCTTACACAGCGACAGCCCCAGCGGCCCGCACAGTGGACACTGTGACGGGCCTTGCGCCCAAGCGTGGTGCGCTTCGGGCGGGCTGTCGCTTTGTAACCCAACAATCGGAGACTACCATGAGCAAGCGCAAGATTGCGGCTTACACGCCGTTCGTCGCGAAGGAAGTCAAGTGCTTCCGCATCGAGCAGGACAAGCCGACTTACTATCTGGGCGTGCCCTGCAAGGACCATTACGAAAAGGACTTCGCCACAGTAGCCGAAGCTGAAAAGCGGGCGCGCTACTTGGCGAAGCGCTTCGGCAAGGAAGCGGACATCTTGGCGGTAGACGCTGAGACTGGCCGCACTGAGCACGTGGCAACTGCACTGATTGACGCCTTGGGGCGTTGCTGGACGGAGGTTGCTGCCGGCCCAGGGACGCGCACGTTCCTGTAACCATGCTGCAAACCGCTACGCGAAAGCCTAGCGGCTTGCACGATGGCTACAGCTTAGCCTAGCGCAAGCGAAACAATGAACGCAGGCATGAACTGAGATACGTCTTTGCGAGACTGAGGGCCTTTTTTCCAGTCCGGGCAACGTCTCAGTGACCCTAGGGAATGCATCCGAGTGCGCCCGTAAGCGGAAGTATTGCGTAGCGTTGCGCTAGGCTCTCGGTTCAAGTCGGCCCCTTTGGGTGGCCGCAACGTCCGGACAGTAGGGGCTAAACGCGGGTCATCCCGTAGAGCTGACCGGACCCATTTGCCTACTCTGAGGAGCATTCCGATGAAGCTTTACACATTGAAGCTGGCAATGCCCGGCTGTGGGCGTTGCGTGGTTTGCCGCTATGCGTCGCGCGTCCTTGAGGACGTGAAGGCATGGGCGGCGTCACAGATCAGGCGATATGCCACATCGCGCGGCGTGTCGCCCCTAGCCGTTGAATGGTCCCTCAACGCCTAACCTTGAGTGACCCAATAGACCAGCGCAAACGCGCCACGTGCCAAGCCTGCGGCAAGAGAACCAGACCCCGACAAGGTGCAGCAGTCCATCCGGGCACACAACGCGCACACAGTGATAGGGCGTCAAGCCCAAGCAAGCCGGCAGAGTGCGGCAACACGAGACACGCCTAGCAGCCATGGGCGACGGCGTTGAGTGACCGCCAAGCCTACCACTCTGAAAACCGCTACGCGCCATCGTGCGCCTAGCGGCTTTCACAATGGCAGGCTCGCCATTGGTTCAAGGCATAACGCCATGTCCATTCTCATCGTCATTTCGCTGTGCATCGGCGCGCTCCTGGGGAGCGTCGCAGTGTATGCAAGCTGGTAAGGGAGCAATCGCAATGTTTGGCTACATCCTGTCAATCGCAGGCTTTCTCGCGTTCATTGGCGTGCTGGCCTTCTTCGGGGCCTCGTATGACTACCGCGAGGACCTCGCGCGCGACTACCGGCGCGAGCAATGGCCTATGATCTAATGGAGAACACAATGTCCCTCGCATTGTTCACACGTGGTGGCGAGCGGATACGTCCTGGGGACGCGTTAGCGCTTGATGGGCGCGTCCCTGTGGAAGTCGTTAGCTTTGACCACACGGGCGTTAGGTGCGCGTTCCTGTCCAGCGTTAAGGGCCGCAGCGCGCACGCTGAGAAATACCCATTCTACCGGCTTAACTGCTGTGTCCGCGCCGTTAGCTAGGTGCAGGGCACACGCTGCCATAGCGTTAGCGCTTGCGTATGCGGCGCTGATGCTGTGGCTATTCTTGTAAGGACGGCGCCCTAACAGCGTGCCAAGCCAGACCATGACCAACAGCATTTGGCGCGTGGCGTATCGCACGCTGTCGCGACCATTCGACGTGCGCGAAGTAGGCGTGGTGGCTGTCGATGCGCGCGAAGCACAACTGGTAGCCGTCAAGGAGGGCCTTGTGCCCTCTGACGCGCGCCTAGGACTTATCAGTCGCAAGGTGGGCTTCCTTGAGTGGCTATTCGGCCGCGAAGCGGAGCTTGCCTAGGGGGTCTCAATGACGACGACGCTGGAGCGCGGCACGCCGTTCTTTGGCGCGTATCGCGACGAATTTCCGAGCTTTGAAGCGCAGCTTGCGCTTTGGCACAAAGGAACGAAGACGCCATGCTGGATCGCGAACCCGGATTGCCACTTGCACCGGAACTGCAATACGTGCCCAGCGAAGGCCCGGCGCCCCGCGAACAGGATCGCTGGCCTAGCTGGATAATCATCAATCCGCCAATCGACAGCGAGGGGCGTTTCGCGCCCCTCAGTGACGAACGGCCCGAATGGAGCAACTGACAATGTATCGCATTGACTGCACGCCCAAGGGCGCGACGCATGATCGCGTGGCCTACTTTGACACGTTGTCAAGCGCCGCAGCGTCGGCTGAGCGCTGGCGCATGGATTATGGACGGCCCGTCTACATTGAGCGCGTGGATGCGCTGCGTCGCGTGACGGGCTTTGTGGATGTCATCCGGTGATTACCATCACAGCAGCCGCATCGCTCAGGGCTGACGCGCGATGGGGACCGCTACGTGGCCGTTGCGGGCACTGGCAAACGCGGCGCCCGGTACAGCTACGTGGTTGACTTCAATCGACGCGGCGGGATGACGGGCGGCTTTCAGGAGCGCCCAACGCCCGCCTACCTGCCTCTGGATGACTTGCCCGAGGAGGTCCGCTTGGCTGCCCGCATGATCTGGGAACAGGAGCATAAGCAATGAGCACCGAGAAGCGCAAAATCACGCGCGCATGGTGGCCATTGGCTCAGCCCATCGAGGTCCTACTGCCGATTGAGATAGGCCCTTTTCAGAAACACTCTTCCCCACAAAATGGTGATGATAATTCCCAAGACGGGAAGGAGAAGACGAATGATGCCGTGCAAAACTTTGGCCAGACCGGTGCCTTCGAAGAAGAGGGAAAATCCGGCTACTCCGAGCCAGATGACGGTGAATAGTGTCACCGGTCCCACGTCATGCGAGAGATCCACTTTAGGGTTGATGGTTACGTCGACGAACCAGGTTTTCAGAGACCCAAGGATCGTGGTCCCCTGGTGAGGGCGCATCTGCTCTGGAGGTGGTGGCGATGCCCGCTGCGATCTTCCTCCTAGGAGCCACAGCAACCATCCGCCGATGACAGGGACGGCAGTGATGATCGTCAGCAAAGTCGCGGTGTCGTTTACCAAAGAAGGCAGCCCACTATCCACTTGCCGTCTCCCCGTTGAGCAGAGATAGAACGTGCCAATGCAGGCGGCGAAGGAGAACAGCTAGAATGCATTTCAGCGACTACCAATTCAATCGCCTTGAAGTCCTCAAGGAAGAGTGGGCCTCCATCCAGATCGCCCGCGAGGCAACCGGCTCAATGCAGTCCTCGTGTGCGAGACCGATGAGGGCCGGCGCAAGCTGCTGAAGGCCCTGCTTGCACGGGATGCACGCTAATGATGCATAGGTCAGACTAACTGCCGCATTGCTGGCAGTCCTATTTTCCCAGCGCAACTCTTTTGAGCCGATGGAGGCTTCCGTGTTGCAAGCATTCTGCAAATCCCTGCGCGTCTGGTCGCCTGTCGAAGTGGGCGCTGTTCGCTGCGACGCCGGCGACGGCTGCGTGGCGGTCCACGGCGAGGCTTCGGACTACCTGATCGAGCATGACCCCAAGGGCGCCGGCTGGCACGTCTACCATGTCCAGTCGGAGCGGGTCATTGCGCGTGGCTCCACGGCTGACGACGCTGCAAGGGACGCCCTCAAGCAGCACTTGGAGGCCGTTGAGGCGTGCTGGCGTGAGGCCCAAGTGCGCCAGGGCGAGTGCCGCTTCTGCCTCGCCGTGCGGCGCGGTCTGCGGCTGCTGCTTCGGCCGCTGAGCCTCGTCTGCCTCACACAGCTCGCGCTCATTACCGTCCTGATCGCCCACTTGGGCTTCGGGTGGCTGGACAACATTTTCTGACAGGAGACTGGCCTGATGCCCCGGCGTCTGTTCGCTGTGTTCTGGTGGCTCGTGGTCGTCGGCTCGGTCGGCGGCGCAATCCTGTTTGCCGAGTGGCTGATCGAGGACATTGCTCGATACACGCCGTTGCCCTTGCTGGACTTCCTCGCTCACGGCCCGTTGTTCGATGCCTGCGCCTTCTGCTTCCGCATCTACTCCTGGGCCGCCCACTTTGGCGAGCACTCCGCCTATCTCATGGCGTCGCTTCTGTTGCCCTATGCCACTTTGACCATCGTCCGCTGGATCATCACCGGACACTGGCACTTCGGTCCTCGCTGGTGATTGCGACCTTGACGGCTCCTTGTGCCCATGCCTGTCGGCGAGCCAAGAGGAGGTCCGGGACCGTTAGGCTTTCATAACACAGGAGACTTTCAATGCTCACTCGCATCGTCTTAGCGGCGGTGCTGGCACTTTCCGCCTGCGCTACCGCGCCCAACTGCCCGCCCGGTGACCAAGGCTGCTATGCGGCAGCCCAAGCCCGCGCTGAGGCTGAACGCACCCAAGCGCTGCTGCTATTACAGACGGTATTCGGCCACGGCGGGCGAAGCGGCGGCTCGTCCGACTTCATTTGCCAGCCTTTGGCGGGCGGCGGGGTGAGCTGCCAGAGCTGGTAAACGCCCAGCGGAACTTGACGGAGGGCAGGTCTGCTACTATAAAAGCAACAAGAATATGGACCTGGAGATTTGAGATGGCTAGAGCAGCAACGATCACCCGAGAGGAGGCCGCCTTTCGCTGGCGGCGCGCTCTCGGAGAATACATCCGCTCGCACCGCGTCGAGGCCGGTCTAACGCAGGCCGACCTCGCGGAGCGTGTGGACATCGACAACATTCAAATGATTTCAGCGATTGAGACCGGCCGTGTGGGGTTGCCCAGGGAGCGTTACGCGCTGTTCGCGGACGCGCTGGGTATCTCCCACGAGGAGTTCGGACGCACGACGCTGCGCTGGATTGATCCGTGGATGTTCGCCTTGCTCTTCGGCATGGCTGCGGACCCAACACTGCGCAGCGAAATCACGTTCCCACCCGGCGGCGGCAGGCTCAATCAGCGGCGCGGCCCAGCGGCGGCGCCGCAGGAGGCTTGAGATGGAACTCTGGGAGCACCCAAAGTCGCCCTATTGGTATTTCGATGCGCAGGGGCCAGAGGGGCGGCGCCTGCGCGGCAGCACCAAGGTCCTCACCAAGCGGCATCTGCGCGGCGAGGCCATGAAGGCTGCCCAGGCTCTCGTAGACGACGCTTTCGCTGAGGCCAAGGATGCCGCCGAGGGCCGCAAACGGCTCACGCTGCAACAGGCTGTGTTCAACTATCAGGCGCATCTGGCGGCGCACCGGCACCCTGGCGCGGACAACGCTGCGTCGGTCGCGCGGCGGGCCTTTGGGCCGGGCCTCCTGTCGCCCACACTGGCGGTGCATCTGCTGACCTCCGAGACCCTGGAGGCTTACGTGGAGGCCCGTCTGCTGGCGGGGCGCAAGCCCAGCACGCTGAACCACGAGCTGGGCATCCTGCGTGCGGCGATACGGCACAGCAAGGCGACCCACCGAGGCGACCTGAAGTGGCCCGCCCTGGCGGTCGTGCAGAAGACACGCGTGTGGTCGCCCGAGGAGTTCTGGCGCGTCTACGAGGAGCTGGACCCCGAGCATGTGACCGTTCGCAAGAACGGCTCGCTGTGCCCGCCCGTCCCGCATCGTCGGGCTGAGCGCGAGCAGGCCCGTGACGTGCTCGTGGCGCTGCTGCTGTGCGGCGGTCGCTGGAACGAAGTGGCCGGGCTGACGGTGGACTGTGTGAAGGCGGACGGGACCGTGCTGGAACTCTACAGCACCAAGGTCAAGAAGCCGCACACGGTTCCCATTCCGCCGCCCCTGCGCGAGGTCCTGCTGCGCCGCGTGGCCATGGCCAAGGCAGCCCGCACACCGTTCCTATTCCCGGCGACACTGGGCGGGGATCGCAGCGGGCATCTGAGCCACAGCCCCGCGCTCCGCGAGGCCATCGACCGGGCGGGGCTGAATGCCGACAAGCACATCCTCGCCAAGCACGGCACGGCCACCATCCACAGCCTGCGCCACACCTACGCGTCGTGGCTGCTGCAAGAGGGCAAGGGGGACGTGCAGCTCGCCCACATCCAGCAACTTCTCGGGCATGCCAACATCAAGACGACGATGCGTTACGCGCACCTTGTCCCCGAGAAGACCCACGCGCTGGCGTCGGCGGTCTTGACGCGGGCCTTCGGCACACCGGATGGTGATGCCACACTTTACGCCACACTGAATACTCTCGAAAGCACAAGACCTACGAATGAGAACACGGATGTCGTTGTAAACCTTGAAGAAATCAGAGGAGAGAGAACACGTGCCAAGGCTCGCGGCTAA